GGGTGGTGACGGTAGCAGAAATGGTACTGGTAAAACTACTATCATTAACGCACTCAGTTATGCACTATATGGCGAAGCACTAACAAACATCAGGCGTGATAACCTTATCAACAAAACAAATGGTAAGGGTATGATTACTACAGTTGATTTTGAAATTGAAGGCCGAGATTATCGCATCGAACGAGGTCGCAGACCAAATGTGTTAAGATTGCTAGTCAATGGTGAGGATGCGTTTACCGAAGAACAACAAGGTGATAGTCGTGAGACGCAAAAAGAAATTGAGAAAATTATAGGATTTCCTCACAACATGTTTAAGCATCTCATTGCTCTCAATACCTATACAGAACCTTTCCTCAGTATGAAGAACAATGATCAGCGAGATATGATTGAGCAGTTGTTAGGTATTACTGAACTTTCGCAAAAAGCAGAAGTATTAAAAGAAAGAATGAAGTCTACTCGAGAAAATCTTAAAGAAGAAGAAATTCGTATTAATGCTGTCGAAGAAAGTAACAAACGAATAGATAAAAATATTAAAGAAATTGAAAGTCGTAGTAAAGCATGGGAAGTACAAAAAACAAACAAACTCGGTGAGTTTAATAGTTTAATAGATACTCTAGAAGAAATTAATATTGATTCAGAAATTAATAAACACAAACACAATACATTTGTTACAGAACAATCTACAAAGTTTACAATTTTAAATAATGAGCGTGAAGTTAACGATAGAAGTCTTGTAAGAAGTATCGAAAAACTATCTACATTAAAAGACAACTTACAAAAAGCAATAGAGGGTGTTTGTCCTGCATGTGAGCAAAGTACAGCACACTTAGATACACACGAAGCATACACACAAGAGTTGCGTGAAAAAATTGTGGAAGAAGAAGATTATAATGCCGGTTTGAAAAAAAGAGATAAAGAAATACAAGACGAGCAAGATGCATTGGGAGTAATAGGGGAAACAGTAGAAACATTTTATTCTAAACTAGAAGATGCTCTAGAACACCGACACAATTTAGAAACACTTAAAAATCAACTAGAAGAAAAAGCCAACGAAATAAATCCTTATCTGGAGCAAATAGAAGGTGTAAGAGACACAGGTATTCAAACTATAGATTTTGAAACTATAAACGAATTAACATACTTGCAAGAACATCAAGAGTTTTTGTATAAACTACTCACAAGTAAAGACAGTTTTATCCGTAAAAAGATTATAGATCAGAACATAGCATACCTAAATCACAGGTTAGCACACTATTTAGACAAGTTAGGATTACCTCATGATGTTAAATTTGCGAGCGATTTAGGCGTCGAAATTACAGAGTACGGGCGTGACTTAGACTTTGATAACCTAAGTAGAGGTGAAAGAAATAGACTCATTTTAGGACTATCTTGGGCGTTTAGAGACATGTATGAGAGCTTAAATAGGCCTATGAATTTAATGTGTATAGATGAACTTATAGACAGCGGTATGGACTCAATGGGTGTAGAAAATGCACTTGCGGTGCTTAAAAAGATGAATCGAGAGCAAGGCAAGAACATTATGCTCATTTCTCACAAAGAAGAATTGATTGGGCGTGTAAATAATGTGTTAACAGTAGTTAAAGAAGGTGGCTTCACAAACTACAATACAGACACAGAATATTTAGATGCCTAGCGATTGGATACATAAAGATAATACAGTAAACGAATTACCAAAAGGATGCGAAGCATTCGTATATCTAATCACGAACAAAAAGAACGGCATGAAATATGTCGGTAAAAAACTAGCAAAATTCAAAACAACCAAACCTCCCTTAAAGGGCAAAAAGAATAAAAGACGAGGCACCAAAGAAAGTGACTGGCGCGAGTATTGGGGTAGTTCTGATCATTTAAAAGATGATGTTGAAAAGTATGGAGAGGATAATTTTATCCGTGAAATATTATACTTTTGCCCTAGTCGAGGTGTCGCCAGTTACTTAGAAGCCAAGGAACAATTCGATAGACAAGTACTGCTTTCAGACGATTATTATAATGGTATAATCAATGTGAGAGTAGGTGGTTCAAAAATACTCAAAGAAAGTTTATCAAACATATAACTAAGTACTGATTAAGGCACTTCTGGCACACCTGGCTAACATAGGCACACACATAGGTCCATACACCACCCCATCGAGGCACATAATATCGATTTCCTTGACAATCCGTTAAACACGGTGCGAGATTCTGGAATGTATGGCGGTACATGAGATACAAACACACGACAACAGTATTGAACGATTCAGGCTCTGAGAAAAAGCAACCTGAGAAATTGTGTAACTAAACTCTACAAGGTTATACAATTTTCCGTGGGACACCAGTGACGGTAGTGTATGAGGAGATAAGGCCCACCACTTCTTAATAGCACCCGAGTTAGAGATGGCGACAGTCATCATGATGACAACCATATTTTTTTCACCCGGCAACGGGTGAATTATGGCTCAAGTTTCATGATAACTTCTTTAATAAAAAAATATCTTGTAAGTGATTGAGTGAAGTGAAACGAAACGATAGAACGCAACAAGATAAGACACGAAGTGTCTAGATAGTGTGTTAGATGTTAAGTTATTCTGTTAGGAGTTAACCTGGTATTGAACCTTGTCCTAGAGGAACATTACTACTAGGTTTACCAGACTTTTGTTGATTTAATTTATTGATGACTTTGACAAAGCCTTCGCGATCTTTATAAGACATCATCCATGCTTCAGACCAAGACACAGAGCCCTCACTAAAAACTACCAGTTCAGTGATACTATTTCTGAGGGCGTCTTGATCGTTCTTGAGCTTCCCAATGTAAGCCGAAATTTCTTTAGGCTCTGCCCGTGCTAGGAAGCCATGGAAAAATTTACAGGATCAAAGTTTACTTTGCTACTGAATTTATGCGGTATGCCGTTGTTGTTCTTAACACAGTCTTCGAATTCGCACTCTAATTCCATTTCCAAATTAACGCCTTGATTATTAATTTCGCCAATTTGGTTTTCAATTGATTTTCCTATACTGCTGTCAGCATTATCTAAAAATTCTAAGATTTGCTGTCTATCTGTAACAACAATTTCGTTACCGTCGGGATCTTTTGCTGTGATGCTGGCAACACTGTCGGTTACTAGTTCAGTATTAAGCAGTGCAATTTCTTTGAAGTTTTGATTAAACATTGCTAACCTTTCCATTTCATCGGGTATTTCTGCTAATGCTTGTAAACTTCTAGTGCTCTTAAAGTTAGTGATACCTGCTTTAATTGTGCTAGAATAGTTAAAAGGTTTAACTTCTATTGTTAAGCCATTTTCTTCTATTCGGTAATTACCGTCTACAGAACCCATAGTTGCTAAAGCAGTGTCAACACTTGCGATTGCAGTGGTTTTGTTTGTGCATTTTGGACATTCTGCAGATACCTCAATGTCATCACCGTATGTTGCACCTTGTATTGCAATCAGCAAAATGTCGATATCGACACTTAACATCTTTCTTGCATTCTTAACATTAGGTACACAACTTTGAATAACTTGCGTTACTGCTTCGCCGTTAAGCAATGCATCTGGATTTCTCATGATAAGTTCATCTTTTGAAGTCATTGCAAAAATAGGTAATTCACCTGTTTCTGGCATTTCAACAATGTCAGGTGTGTATCCTTGCCCGCCGGAAGGAATTGATGTGAATAATTTTGGTGCTCTAAAATAAGCACTTAATGGATTTGCTTGTTTGTTTGCCATTATTAAAACTCCAGTTAATTAAGCAGATAAATAGTTATATTACAATAATCTGCATAAACTATTTATCAGAGTAAAAACATGCTTTAATGGAAAAGTGAATGGCTGAAGTTACTATCAATATGCCCGATGGCACACAAGCAACAGGAATCATACCTGAGTTTGCCCTCGAATCCACACAAGAGCAAATGCTTAAAATGTGGAAACAACTTAATCCTGAAGTTTTTAAAACCATAGAAAAAGAAGCCAAAGAAGCAACCAAGCAAGTAAAAGAGCAAATCAAAAATGAAAAAGCCAGTCAAAAAGAAGCAGACAAAGCCGGTCAAGAGCTGTTAAAAGCATTAGATGGCATAGAGGCTAAGTTTCAGTTAGATGCTGATGCATTAGACAGATACAATAAAAGATTAGCATTCACAGAAAAAGCACTTAACGGCATGTACACTGCTACAGTTGCAGTATCTACAGCACTAATTGGCATAGCCACTACTGCATTAACTGCTTTTTACAGAGGCTTTACTGATGTTGGTAACACACTCAATGAGTTAACTGATGTCGGTGTAGGCATGCAGGATGTTGCTGGCTCTGGTAGAGTTGCTACACAAGTTCTTGCTGGTTTATCTGCACAAGGTTTAAATGCCGCAAAAACAATGGAAGGCATGGCAACTATTTTTGCTTCTCAAGGTTATAAAGCAACAGAACAATTAGTTGCAGGATTTTTAGACGCAACAGAAAGCGGTGCGGCTTTAGGCATGAGCATAGAGCAAGCAACTGGCATGTATGCAGAAGAATTAAAAGCAAGGCAACAGATTGGTGCCTTAGATACTCAAACTGCCGCAGGCAGATCAAAACTTAATCAACAAGTTCAGACTTCTATAACTAGACAAACAAGTTATGCAAGAGCATTAGGTGTTAGCAGAGATGTACTAGCCGATTTTGCACAAAGTCTTATGACACAAACACCAGTTCTAACTGCAACATTGCTTAGATTTGGTAATGATGTACGAGGTTCAGTTACAGCAGGTATTATGGACTTTGCTAGTGCTATGCGTGGTTTAGGTGGTGAAGAAGGTGGACAAATAGCGGCCGCATTCACAGAAGCGGCATCCATGGGTGCTTTAGGTTTCAGTGATGCAATGGTTGGCTATGTGAGAGCAGTACCGAGTCTTGCAGGACCAATGAACGATTATATTAATGCAGTTCAAAGAGGTACACTAAGTCAAGACCAAGCAAATGAGATGGCACAATCTATTACAACAAACTTAGGTAATTTAAGTGCCGCAGAAAAGAACAGAGTATTTGCACTTGCAAGGGCTGGAGATCAACAAGCACAAAGTATGGCTAAAGCCATATCTCAATTTGAACAAACTGAAAGCAAGTTAAAAGAAATTAACAAAGGCTTCACAATGGAAGGAGTTCAAAAAGGTAGTAACTTACTACAGACCATGCTCAAACAATTAATTGGTATGTTCGATGCATTAAAATACTCATTCTTTACAGGTGTAGGCCAATCACAAGATTTAACAAAGGCTTTTGAGAATGCTAAGAAAATAATCACAGAAGCAATTGGAAAAGTATTCGGAGTAGGCGGTTCTGTCGGCGATGTAAACAATTCTATGCAAGACATCGGTAAAACCATAGCAGATAAACTGCCTAAGTTTATAGAAATGCTTGCAACAGGCATTGCGACATTTATAGAAAATATTCCTTCATACATAGAAACCATCAAAGGTGCTGTAAGCGGTTTAATGACTTTCTTAAAAGTTACAGGATTTTTAATAAAAGCATTTACAGCATTAGCCGCTATAGTTTTAGTAACAAAAGGATTTCATGCTCTTGTTGGCGGCTTAGGTGCAGTTAAAAACGGATTATCAGGATTTGCCGGCGGATTAAAAGATGCTGTCAAAGGAGGACTAAAAGGCCTCTTTGGTAAAGACGGACCCATAAATAAAATTGGCGGCGGAGGCAAAGCAGTTGGTGCCGCAACAGGTGACGGCGTAGGTATTCCAGGCGGTGCAAAATCCGGAGGAATACTCAAGAAGATTGCAGATGCAGTTGCCAAATTTGGAGATAACAAAGTAGTAAAAGGTGCGGCCACAATCGCATTATTAGGTACTGCTGTATTAGCGGCATCATATGGCTTTGCTAAATTTGGTGATGTATCGTGGAGCGGCTTCTTTAAAGGCGTTGCAGGATTAGGTGCATTGGCAGTTGTAGCCAAATTGATGGCTAAAGGGTCTAAAGACATGATGATGGGCGCCGCGGCTATAGCAATACTTGGTGTTGCACTAATACCAGCCGCAGTTGGTTTTAGACTATTCGGTGATGTAAAATGGGAAGCCATTGCTGTAGGTGCAACAGGATTGTTAGCATTAGGCGCAGTAGGATTGGTATTAGGCAAGGCGTTGTCAGGCTTAATTCAAGGCTCCATAGCAATAGGATTATTAGGTGTAGCATTAATACCATTTGCATTCTCATTGAACTTAATGAAAGATTTTGGCTGGGATAACTTTACAGCATTTGCCGCAAGTTTAGGTGTATTGTCAGTAGCCGCAATAGGATTAGGATTTGCATTACCATTTATTGCGGCAGGAGCGGCCGCAATAACATTATTAGGATTAGCATTAATTCCGTTTGCATTTGCAATGAAAATGGCAGGCGAAGCCATGCCATATTTAATGACGGGGCTAAGTTTTATAAATATGGTCGACACAGGAGCATGGTTAGAACTAGGCACAGCAATGTTAGCATTTGGTGCCGCAGTAGGTATTGTGGCATTAACAAGTCCTCTATTAATAGTGTTTGCAGGAGCAGTAGCATTACTTGGGTTAGCAATGACACCATTGGCCGCAGGGTTAGATATTGTAGCGGCATCATTACCTGCATTTACTGATGCATTATTTGAATTAACATTTATAGATTATACATCCCTTCTAGGATTAGCAGGTTCGTTTGCTGTATTAGGTGCAGGATTTGCAGTGTTAGCATTAGGGCTACTACCTATAATGGCACTGAATCCAACAAAAGATACTTTTGCATTCTTAGAAGATATGTCAAACGGTTTAAAAACATTGAGCGGATTACCATTAAAAGAAATAGCATTAGTAGGTCCGGCATTGTTAAGTTTAGCGGCCGGTCTTGCAGGACTAAGTGCAGGAAACTTAATTAGTAATGTATTAGATGGTTTAGGCTCTTTGTTTGGTGGTAAGTCACCGTTTGAAAAACTTGCTGAAATAGGAAAAGTAGCACCAGACATTAACAAAATGGTTGACAGTCTAAAACAGATGCCAGATGCTGTAGGTAAGTTTAATGAAGCGGCGGGCAATATAGACGGACAAAAAATTAAAGATCAGTGGACTATTGCTAGTGACGGTATTTGGTTAATGGTAACCGCTGTTGACAATTTAAGCAGTGCATTAGACATGTTAACACCTGAACAATTAAAAGTATTATCAGGTAGCGGACAAACAATGGCTACTGCACAAAAACAAGATGCCCCAGAAAAAACTTTTGGCGAAACATTTAAAGAAGCAAGATCAATACAAGGTGGTGCAGGCGGAGTATTTGAATATAACGGAAAAGATTATCAAACTAACATTGTAGGTGAAGCCTATGTTAAAGATCCTAGTAGAGTAACACTGCCCACAGCACCAACAGCACCGGTACAACCGCAATTAGTAGCCGCTACAGATACAGGCGGTAGTGTTGCAGATCCGGCAACCGGTACGACACAAGCAGTTTCACCAGATAAAGGTTCACAATCTAGCGTGGAACTATTAACCGCTCTGCTAAATGAAACTAAAGCACAAAATAAACTGCTCAAACGACAAGTACAAGGTACGCAAGATATTGCAAGCCAGGTATAATTCAATTCTTACTTATTTGGTTGACATAATACGATAAATAGTGTAATATATGTAGACACTAGGAAAATTATGAGTTGGCGAAAACATTTTACACCATTTGATAATTCGGGTTTACCTTTAAACATTCAACCACAGAATGTAGAAGGAGGACCCGGTGCGGCATCTAGCAGATATGCTAGTTGGTTACCAGAAGTATATGCAGGAAGTCCTAACAGACTTATGCGTTATATTCAATACGATCAAATGGATAATGATTTAGAAATTAATGCCGCTCTAGATACTATCGCTGAATTCGGTACGCAAGAAGATGAATATACAGGCTTACCTTTTACAGTAGAATATGATTCACAGCCTAGTGATACAGAAAGTAGAATACTTGTACAAACACTTAAAAACTGGTGTAGACTTAATAAGATGCACAAAAGAGCATTTAAAATGTTCCGCAGTGTTTGTAAGTATGGCGATCAATTCTTTATTAGAGATCCAGAAACATACGAATTATATTGGGTCGATCCAGCAAACATAGAAAAGGTTATTGTTAACGAAAGTGAAGGTAAGAAAATTGAAACTTACTTTATTAAAAACTTAGAACCTAATTTTGCTGAATTAGTAGCAACAGATGTTGCACCATTACATGCAAGACCATACGGTGCAGGACAAGGCTTAACAGGCATAATGAGTCCTGTCGCAACACAAACAGGTAATTACTTAACTGGTGCTATAGACGGTGCTGATCAAGGCACACCTGTAGATGCTAAACATGTTGTGCATGTTAGTTTAACAGAAGGCATGGACCATGCATGGCCTTTCGGGGTTAGCATACTTGAACCAATCTTTAAAGTATTCAAGCAAAAAGAATTATTAGAAGACTCTATTATTATATATAGAGTACACAGAGCACCAGAAAGAAGAGTGTTCTTTATTGATGTAGGTAATATGCCTCCTCACAAAGCAAGACAATACTTAGAACAAGTTAAGTACGAAGTACAACAAAAAAGAGTACCTAACAAAAAAGCAGACGGTTCAAGTGTTGTAGACGCCGCTTATAATCCAATGAGTATGCTTGAAGACTACTTCTTTGCACAAACAGCAGATGGTAGAGGTTCAAAAGTTGACACACTACCAGGCGGTGAGAACTTAGGTCAAATAGATGACTTGAGATACTTTAATAACAAACTGTTAAGAGGTTTGCGTATTCCAGCAAGTTATTTGCCAACAGGTCCAGATGATGGTTCTGCACAATACAACGACGGTAAAGTAGGTATTGCATACATTCAAGAATATAGATTTGCAAGATATGTAGAAAGACTGCAAAAACAAGTACAAGAAGATTTAGATCACGAATTTAAAATGTATCTCAAAAAGAAAGGTGTTGACATTGACAGCAGTACATTTAAACTGCATTTTACACCACCTATGAACTTTAGCAGTTACAGAGATTTAAGTTTAGACAACGAACGAGCACAGTTGTTTGCACAGTTAGCACAGATTCCATATTTAAGTAATCAGTTTAAACTGCAAAAATACTTAGGATTAAGCGAAGACGAAATCAAAGCAAACGAAAAATTCTGGCGTGAAGAAAACAACTATCAGAAGTTTATTGACGACAGCGAAAACTTAAATCTTAAAAACATCGGTGTGAGAGCAATGCCTAACGAGCAAGTAGATCCTGAAGCAGACGCAGATCTAAGCGGATTAGATCCTAACGCAGAAGGTACTGATCAGATAAATACTGATGTGGGCGGAGTAACACCGCCACCAGAAGGGCAAGTATAATGAGATTAAACGAATTTTACAATCCGGAATTTGATGAGTTTGTTGAACGACAAACGGGCGACACACGAAAAGCAAAACTTACCTTAGAACAGATAAATAAACTTCGTAAGTACAGAGAAGTTAAAAAAGCAGAAGACATAGAACACAAAAAATTTGTCAAAGTAATGTATAACACAGCAGGCGCAGAAGCACCGACATTGTAAAAGATTATACATACACACTCCGAAATGGCCGTCTAAGTGGTCATTTTGCGTCAAAATCACACCATTTTAAACAAAAAAACATCAGTTTACACTAAGTAACAATAGCCGTACATATACGAGACCGTATCTGTGCGTAATTAGATTCTTATTTAAGGAGGCCACAATGTCAGAATCAAGAAGTAGATTAGAAGAAATTCTTGAACTTCTCCTTGCTGAAGAGAATGAAAAAGCAGAAGAAATGCTACACGAATATGTTGTTGCTAAAGCAAGAGCAGAATACGAAAGCATTTTAGACGAAGATTCATCTGATGAAGAGGAAGTTGAAGAATCCACAGAACAAGAAGACGAAGCAGTTGAAGAATCTGAGGAATCAGATGAAGAAGATGCTGTTGAGGAGTCAGAAGAAGCATTTGAACAAGATGCTGTTGACGAAGTAATTGATCAAAGCAATGACTTTGAAGACGACATTCTTGCTGACGAAGAAGAGATCGAAGATGACGAAATGGGTGAAGAAGAAGGCGAATTAGACGGCGATATCGAAGATAAAGTCGACGAGCTTGAATCAGAACTTGACGATCTCAAAGCAGAATTTGAAAAACTTTTAGCAGATGAAGATGGCGATGATGCTGAAGACGCTGAAATGGATGCCGGTGATGAAGAAATGGGCGACATGGAAGACGAACTTGATCTTGAGTCTGTTGAATATGATTTAGACGAAGAAGCAGACGAAGTTGACGAAGAAGTTGTTGAAGAAGCAACTAAACTTCAAGATAAAGTTGCAGATCCTAAAGCAGGTGAAGCAGATGCTTCTAACGGCAGTTCACCATTCACTAAAAAGCCAGCACCAACAACAGTTAAAGGTGCAGGTCAGCCTGTAAAAGCAAAAGATGGCAGTGATGGCGATGCTGGTGCTAACAAAGCAAAAGATCACACACCTACAGACAACATTGATGTTGAACCTAAAAAGGCTTAATTGTCCTTTTTACTTGTAGGAGTAACAAACTATGATGGCTAGAAAACTTTACGAATACATGAGCCCGGAGCAATCCAGGGTAGAAATCATGGAGTCGCAAGACGGAAAAGATCTTTTTATGGCAGGTCTTTTCATCCAGGGTGAAGTCAAAAACCAAAACGGTAGAGTTTATCCAAAAGATGAAATTGCTAAAGCAGTAGAAAGTGTAAAGCAAAGGCTATCAAAAGGTGAAACTGTAATGGGTGAGTTAGATCATCCAGAAGAATTACAGATTAATTTAGACCGTGTATCTCACATTATTACTGATATGTACTGTGAAGATTCAAACGGATTAGGAAAACTTAAAATTATAGATACGCCGATGGGTAATATTGCGAGAGCATTATTAAAAGCAGGCGCGAAACTGGGCGTTTCAAGTAGAGGAAGCGGTAATGTTAACGAATCAGGCAAAGTTTCTGATTTTGATATCGTTACAGTGGACATTGTGGCCCAGCCCAGTGCACCTGATGCATACCCAAAGACAATCTATGAAAGTTTATTTAACATGCGAGGCGGTGCTATGTTACATAGCATTGCTGAAGCAGTGACACACGAAAAAAGTGCAGAAAAACATTTGATGAGGGAAATCACTCGTCTCATCAATGAACTCAAACTATAGAGAGTAGGAGACTACTATGGCAGTGACATTTAATGACTTACTTGAAGGTGCAGATTTAACTGAAGAAGTTAAGACTAGCCTACAAGAAGCATGGGAACAAAAAATCTCAGAAGCAAGAGATGAGTTGACTGCTGAATTAAGGGAAGAGTTTGCTCAAAGATATGAGCATGACAAATCTACAATCGTTGAAGCCGTGGATACATGGTTCACCGAGCAACTTAAAGCAGAAATCGCAACTATTGCAGAAGAGAAAGACAACCTAGCAATCGATAGAGTCAAATATCACAAGTCCATTAGTGAACATGCAAAACTACTTGATAAATTTGTAACTGAAATGGTTGCAAAAGAAGTTAAAGAGCTTCGTGCTGATAGATCAAGAGTTAGTGAGCATGTTGCAAAATTAGATGATTTTGTAACAGAATCACTTGCTGGCGAACTAGCAGAATTCCATGAAGACAAAAAATCATTAGTAGAGCAAAAAGTCAAAATGGTTAAAGAAGGCAAAAAGCAACTTGCTGAAGCCAAAAAAGATTTCATCTCTAAAGCCGCTAATAAGGTCGAAGGCGTTATTAACAAGGTTATTAGTGAAGAAGTTAAATCTTTCCGTAATGATATCACAAAGGCTCGTGAGAACGACTTTGGTCGTAGAATTTTTGAAGCCTTTGCAAGCGAATATGGTACTAGTTACTTAAACGAAAGCAAAGAAATCAAAACAATACAGAAAACACTAGCCGAAATGGAA